AACTTCATGAGTGGTCTTAAAGATCTATTCGTTGAGTCTTATGTGGATGTCCCAGAAGCCAAAGAAGACCTAGTAGACGACCTTGCTGAACAAGTTGAAGAACTTGAAGACGCATTAAACTCACAGACCGCTAAAAATATTGAAATGACTGAAGAGCTTGAATTGTTCCAACGTTATGAAGTTATCCGCGAGCATGCTCACGGTTTAGCAGAAACTGAAGTTGAAAAACTAGCTAAATTATCAGAAGATCTTGATTTCATTGATGAAGAAACTTTCTCAGCGAAAGTGAAAACTATCAAAGATTCATACTTCACTAAAGAAGCTAGATCAGTAGAAGTTGGTGCAGACCTTGTAGAAGAGACAACAGCTGATGCTGAAGTATCTTCATCAATGGATGTATATCTTCAAGCCCTTAGAAAAACATCTTAAAGGAGAATTTAAAGATGCAAACATACGATCGTTTAGTCGAAAAATGGAACCCAGTTCTTTCAGAAGAATCAGCTGGAGCTATTAAAGACTCGCACAGAAGAAGCGTAACTGCTGTTGTGTTGGAAAACACAGAAAAAGCTCTACGTGAAGAACGTGCACAATCAAACTTCCTTACTGAGGCTGCTCCAGGCAATGCTACATCAAGTGCTGCTAACTGGGACCCAGTATTAATCTCACTCGTAAGACGTGCGATGCCTAATATGATGGCATATGACGTTTGCGGTGTACAACCAATGACTGGTCCAACAGGATTGATCTTCGCAATGAAATCTAGATTAGGCACAGGCTCAACAGCTACTGCTGAAGCTCTATTCAACGAAGCTCTTACAGGTCACTCAGGTGACTCATCTGTAACTGAAAACACTAATCCTTCAGGTCTATCTGGCATTGATGCTACTGCAGGTAATGTTGCTGGTGACTCCTCTCTTGACTCTGAAAGAGTTACAGGCGGAACTGCTGGTGGTATGTCAACAGCTAACGCTGAGGGTCTTGGATCTTCAGGACAAGGACCATCTTCTTCTTTCAATGAAATGGGTTTCACCATTGAAAAAGCAACTGTGACTGCAAAATCACGTGCTTTGAAAGCAGAATACAGCTTAGAACTTGCTCAAGATCTTAAAGCAATTCACGGCTTGGATGCTGAAACAGAACTAGCAAACATCTTATCAACTGAGATTCTTGCTGAAGTTAACCGAGAAGTAATCAGAACAATCAACAGCCAAGCTAAAACTGGTGCGTTGCAAGCTTCTACTGCTATTAACGGTATCTTCAACATGTCATCAGATGCTGATGGCCGTTGGTCTGTTGAAAAATTCAAGGGCCTTATCGTTCAAATCGAACGTGAAGCTAACGTAATTGCTAAAGAAACCAGACGTGGTAAAGGTAACTTCATCATCTGTTCATCAGATGTTGCTTCTGCTCTTGCTGCTTCAGGAATGTTGGACTATGCTCCAGCTCTTAGCACTAACTTGAATGTTGATGACACAGGCAATACATTTGCTGGTGTTCTTAACGGACGTACAAAAGTATACATCGATCCGTATTCAGCTACTGATTACGTTAACGTTGGATACAAAGGTTCAAACCCATACGACGCAGGTGTATTCTATTGCCCATACGTTCCATTAACTATGGTTCGTGCTGTTGGTGAAGATAACTTCCAGCCAAAAATCGGGTTCAAAACTCGTTACGGCATGGTATCAAACCCATATGTAGGTTCAACACCTTCAGACGGATTAGCAGCGGTTAAAACTAACCAGTACTACAGAATATTCAGAGTTGATAACATAATGGCCTAACTCTGGCCAACATTACTTCACGATATTTTAGTGTTGTAATAAACTGGGAGAGCTTAATTGCTCTCCCTTTTTTTATGTATAAATAGCTATGTTAAGGAGATATTACTATGGCAACTACTACATCAACGCTTCAGCCACCTAGTTTTTTACAACCAACTGGTTATAAGCTGGTGGTAAATAGAATCAGATTTCCAAATCTCGAGTTCTTTGCTCAGAGTGTCAACCATCCTAGTATAAACTTGGCACCGGCAGTTGTACCATTTCGCGGCGTAGATGCTGCATTTCCTGGCGATAAAATAGATTATACTGAACTTAATCTATTAGTAATGCTAGATGAAAAAATGCACATATACGAAGAAATGAGAACTTGGTTAGAAAATAGCGTATATAAAAAGTATGATAATCCAGGTAAAATAACTACAGCAAATCAAGATAAAACCGAATATGATATGAGTCTATTGATTCTTACAAGTAATAATGTATTGGCTAGAACAATTACATATAAGAGTGCATTTCCTACATTTATAGGTGATATAGAATTTGCATCAACTCCAGGCACATTGCAGTATGTGTCATTTCCTATGACATTTAGATTCTCTGGTTTTAATTTTACTTAACTACCAGCCTCAAACATTCTCCAACGAATCATATTGCCGATAGTTTGATGCCGCCAGTTGATATTGGTTACTATCTCTTCCAGTGTTTCAACTAAGATTTTCCAATAAAATATCTTCTCTTCACTCTTCTGAATGTCAGTATCAGAATCATAAAATCTTTCCATTTCTCCTTTTAATATTTTAAGACCATTGAACGGATCAAATTCCCAGCCTCTTTCGTCCATTTCTTCTTTTGTCATCTTCCCATTATAATATAGGAACTTATCTTTGAGCAATATCTTTTGTGACATTTCGGCTCTCTTTAGCTGTAGTTTTGAAGTAGCTCTTAACTCTAAGTATTTGGCATGAAGCATGGGAGTTACCCTAGATGTTTCATCGAGTGATCCCTGAGATATCTTGCTATCTTCGGTCCACATTTCTAATATAGATTCTAAATTTAGTTTCATAAGATTATTATAACACGATTTAATGACTTTGTACACTGTATATATACTATTATGAACGATAAAGTGATAATAGAAAAAAAGAATCATAGTGTATTACATGTACAATGTGATTTTGGTATTGCCAATGAATTAAGTGATTTCTTTTCATTCTTTGTGCCCGGGTACAAATATATGCCAGCATTCCGTAATAAAGTATGGGATGGTAAAATTCGCTTATTTAATGTACAAACAAATGAATTAACAGCTGGATTATATCCATTTGTAAAAGAATTCTGTGATAAACGTAAGTATGAAATAGAACTTTCGGATGAGAATAACTATGGTTCTCCGGATGAAACAGTTAACGTAGATCCAAATAAAATAATGGATTTTGTTAAAGAACTCGATATACGATCTCGGGGCAAATCTATAGAAATCAGAGATTATCAGTTTGATGCGATATGTCATGCATTACATAATAAAAGATCCATATTACTTAGCCCAACTGGATCAGGCAAATCACTTATAATATATGTTTTAATTAAATACTATCTGTCAATGCTCAATAGCAATATACAGAAGGTACTTATTATTGTACCAACTACATCTTTAGTTGATCAGATGTATAATGATTTCAAAGACTATGGCATGCTTGTGGAAGATGGTTGCCATAAGATATATTCTGGCAAAGAAAAAATGACTAATGCCGGAACAGTTATATCAACCTGGCAGTCTATATACAAGTTACCTAGCAAATGGTTTGAGCAATTCGGATGTGTTATTGGTGACGAATGCCATGGATTTAAATCTAAATCGCTGAATTCTATAATGAATAAGGCTAGAGATGCTGAATACAGGTTTGGTACAACCGGTACATTAGATGGTACTCAGACTCATGAGCTTGTATTACAGGGCTTATTTGGTCGAATATATAATGTAACAACAACAAAAAAACTACAGGATAATGACACTCTTGCTAAATTACGTATCAATGTTGTAGTATTAAAATATCCAGAAGAAATACGTAAGACCCGCGGCAAGCAGACCTATCAAGATGAGATAGATTATATAGTACGAAATGAGAGTAGAAACAAATTCATTAAAACACTTGCTATTACTCAAACTGGTAATACATTAGTATTATTTCAATTCGTAGAAAAACATGGTAAGATTTTGTATGATTTAATACGAGATGAAGTAGATGAAGGGAGAAAAGTATTTTATGTTAGCGGAGAGACCGCTACAAGTGACCGGGAGGCTATTAGAGCTATCGTCGAATCTCAGAAGAATTCAATTATTGTAGCAAGTATGGGTACGTTTAGCACAGGCATAAATATACGTAACCTACATAATATAATATTTGCATCACCTTCTAAGTCACAGATTCGAGTGCTGCAAAGTATTGGTAGGAGCTTAAGAAAGAGCGATGATGGTCGTGAGGCTACATTATATGACATTGCTGATGATTTGCACTGGTTAGGTAGAAAAAATTTTGCATTAGAACATTCAGCTGAACGTATTAAGATCTATTCGAAACAGAAATTTAATTATAAAGTATATGAGATAGAGT